TCGGCCGCCATGGATGACGTGGCAGGCATTACCCAGGCCAAAGCGGCAGAGGCCCTGGTTACGTTTGCAGCGAATGCTGGCGTTGGTGCTGAACGCCTGCAGCGCTACACCACGACAGCGATTGAGTGGGAGCGTGCCACCGGGCAATCCGTGGAGGAGGTGGCCAAGGACTTCAAGAAGTTGGGCGAAGACCCCGTCAAGGCGGTGCTTGAGCTGAACAAGCAAATGGACTTCCTGACGTCGGCAACCTTTGAGCAGATCAAGTCGTTGCAGGAAGTGGGGCGTGAGACGGATGCAGCCCGCGTGGCCCAGGACGCCTACGATTCGGCCATTGCCGGCGCTACCAGCACGATCACCGCCAATTTGGGCCTGGTGGAGAAGGGATGGATTGCCATTCGGAATGTGGGCGCCGAAGTGATCGACATGATCAAGTCGCTCGGCCGACAGGAGGGCATGCATGCTGTGGTGGAGCGGCTGCAGAAGGAGGTCAATGACTACCAGGAGCGTGGCCCGACCAACTCTGTGACCGAGAGCACGGGCAGCTATGCCAAGGGCCTCAAGACTCGTCAGAGCAGGCTCGACAAGGCGCGCGAGATGTTGGCTCTCTCCGAGTCGGCCAACACTTATGTGCAAGGTTCTCGTGAACGTGAGCAGGCACTTCTCAATCTGAGCGCAGAAGCCAGCAAGCACTATGACAAGCAGACGCAGAAGCGCTTAGAGCTGGCTGCTGCCGAGAAGAAATACGGAGAGGCAGCCAAGACCAGCGCAGAGGCTCAGAAACAGTATGACTTGCTCGTTGCCGGCATCAATAAGAAGTATGAGGAGAAGGAGAGGAAGGGGCCCAGCACGGCGCCGGCCTCTCGCCGCCTTGACGTCTCCGAGATCCAGAATGCCGCCCGCGAGGAAGTTCGCATCATCGACGGCAAGCAGAAGGACCTTGACCGACTGCGCCAGTCTGGCCTGATTGATGACCAGGGCTACTACAGCCAAAAGCGTTCCCTGATCGAGGAATCCAGCAAGGTGGAGGAAACCGCCCTGCAGGAGCAGATAGCCCGTCTGCAGCAAGAGAAGGTCAAGGGCGTTGATGCTCTGGCCGTCAAGAAGCAGATTGCAGATACCGAGTCCAAGCTGGTGGCCAAGCGGCTGGAGAATGAAGAGAAGCTCAAGGCACTTTCCCATGAGGAGACGCTGGCGCTGGATCGCCAGCGCATGGCCTTGGAGGCTTTGGCCGCGTCTCACCAGCGTGCCATGGAGCAGATGCGGATCCAGCAGCAGCGCACTGTCGACTCGGCCTGGATGGGGAGCAAGGATCGCCAGCGGGCGGAAAGCCTGTGGGGTATCGAGGATTCCTACTTGGCCGAGGAGCGCAACCTGCGTGACCGGCGCATGTTCACCGCCAATCTCTCGAAGGAGCAGCAAGATCAGATTGATCAGCGCCTGGCTTATCTGGAGGTTGAGAAGAATGAGCGCATTCGCATTGCGAAGGCCACCTACACGGAGCTGGACGCGCTGCAGAGTCGATGGGAGTTGGGTGCGAGTTTTGCCATGCAGAACTATGTGGACCAGGCGGCCAATGTAGCGCAGCAGTCGGCTGATGCATTCGCCAATGCCTTCAGGGGGATGGAGGATGCGCTGGTCAAGTTCGTGACCACGGGAAAGCTGTCGTTTACGGATCTGGCCAACAACATCGTGGCCGACATCACCCGCATCATCATCAAGCAGCAGCTCAGCAATGCGCTGGGCGTGGCTGGAACTGGCGGAAGTGCGGGCAGCGGTCTGATGGGACTGCTAGGCAAGGGTCTGGGTCTGCTGACGGGGGCGCCTTCTGCCGGCAATGCTGGCTGGGGTGACTACAGCGCTGAGGGCTTGGCGGCAGCGTTTGGCGCGGTCCCCAATGCGCTGGGCGGTGTTTACGACAGTCGCAGTCTGAGCGCTTACCGTAACCAGATCCACGATACGCCTCAGTTTTTTGCATTTGCCAAGGGGGCAGGAGTGTTTGGAGAGGCTGGCCCAGAGGCAATCATGCCGCTGACCAGGGCGCCAGACGGCAATCTAGGTGTGCGAGCACTGTCTAGCGCAGTTGGTGGCGCGACAAATATCTACATCACTGTGCCGATGCCGCAAGGCGGCAGCCGGGAGACGGCGCTGCAGTTTGGCAGGACTGTCGGGCGCCAGATCGCCGTTGCGCAATCCAGAAACGGTTAAAGAAACGGATAAGCCATGGCATTTTTTGAAGAGCTGTTCCCGCCGCGCATCAGCCGGGACGCAGAGGGTGGGCCGCGCTTTATCAACAGCAAGGCCTACTCTGCAACGGGGCAGCGCACCACCAACCGCGAGGCTAAGTACCCGCTGCATGAGTACACCATCGCGCACCCGCCGCGCTCGCAAGAAGACTTTGAGGCCCTACGGGCCTTTTTTTATGTGGTGGGCGGCGATGCCGATGCTTTTCGTTTCAAGGACTGGAGCGACTTCCGGGCTACCGACGCCAACACCACGCTGACCGCAGTGGGTGGTGTTGCCAATACCTGGCAGCTGTGCCGTACCTATGTCTTTGGCAGCCGCATGTTTGTGCGCCCCATCTACAAGCCGGCCACTGGATGCCGGGTGCAGCGCGTGCGCGCCGGCGTGCCCAGCATACTGGCTGCGATGCCGGACATCAGCACCGGTCGGGTGGTCATTGCCGACCACCTGGCTGGGGACAGCTACCGCTGGATGGGCACTTTCCATGTGCCGGTGGCCTTCAAAGATCCGTCCGCCGTCTGGAAGGTGCTGGGCGGCACCAAGTTGATCACCGAATGGTCCGGCATCGAGCTGGAGGAGATCCGTCTATGAAGCAGGTCCCCGTGGCCCTTCAGGCCCACTACGACAGCGGCGGCACCAGCGTGGCCCATGCCATCGTGATCGAGCGCACGGATGGCCAGCTCTACGGCTTCACTAGCCATGACCTGCCGTTTGTGCTCGATGTCACGCCCTGGGGCCTGGCTAGCGCTTCCCTGGTGTTTGATGCCAAGCAGGGGCTGACGGCCAGCAATCTGGTCAGCACCTCTGGCTTTGCCGTGGACAACCTGGAGCTGACCACGCTGGACGATGGCTCGCTGTTTCAGCGGGATGAGGTGGTGGCCGAGGTCTGGCGCAATGCCAGCTTCCGGATCTTCCGCTACCGCTGGGATGTGGCTGCGCCCACGATTGCCAGCGATGTGGAGGTCCTCACCCGTGGCTGGTTTGGCGAGGTGACGCTCAACGCGGCCACGATCAAGGTGGAGCTGCGCGGCCTCAAGCAACTGCTGCAGCAAAGCGTGGGCGAGGTGTCGACCAAGACCTGCCGCAACCGCCTGGGGGACGGCCGCTGCCGGGTGGACCTGGCGCCCTGGACCCATGCCGGGGCAGTCACCGCGGTGACCGACAAGCGCAGCTTCACGGCCGCAGGCCTGGCCCAGGCCGCTGATTACTTCGGCGAGGGCGTTCTGACCTTCACCACCGGCGCCAATGCCGGACTGTCGCAGAAGGTGCGCAGCCATGCCGCCGGCGGCACCTTGACGCTGGTACTGCCCATGGTGATGGCGGTTGCCGTGGGCGATCAGTTCACCATCGTGGCCGGCTGCCGCAAGCGCCTCATGGAGGACTGCAAGGGCAAGTTCGGCAATGTTCTTAACTTCCGGGGCGAGCCGCATCGGCCCACTACGGATGAGCTGACCAAGACCCCATGAAGCAGATCGTAGACATTGCCCGCCGTTGGGTGGATACGCCGTTTCACCATCAGGCCCGCCTGGAGGGCGTGGGTGTGGACTGTGTGGGCCTGGTGATCGGTGTGGCCCGAGAGATCGGCGCCGTGCCGGCGGATTGGGATGTGGGCGGTTATGGCCGGGTGCCGGATGGCAAGCAGCTGGTGCACCACCTGAGCGAGCGCCTGGTGCCTGTGGACCAGGATGACATGGCGCCTGGCGATGTGGTGCTGGTGGCCTTTGACAGCCATCCCCAGCATGTCGGCATCGTGGGTGACTACCTGCACGGCGGCCTTTCCATCATTCATGCCAGTGGCGCCCATGGGCGGGTGCTGGAGACCCGTTTGCTGTTCACCAAGGCCATGCGCTTTGTGGCGGCCTATCGCTTCCCGGAGACTGACTGATGGCACAGCTTGCAATTGCGGCCGTGGGCGCACTGGCTCTGGGCCCGGTGGGCCTGGGTCTGACCACGGCAGGCACCGGCTTCATGCTAGGCAGCCTGGCCTATTCGCTGATGGCTCCCGGTCAGAAGTCCTATGGCCCGCGCCTGAATGATCTCAAGGTCACAGGCACTGACTACGGTGCGGCCATTCCCTGGGTTGCTGGCAGCCCCCGCGTGGCCGGGCAGATCATCTGGGCCAGCGAGCGCAGGGAAACAGCGACCGAGGAGGAGCAGGGCAAGGGCGGCGGACCGACCTACACCAGCTACACCTATGACGTGGATCTGCTGATTCTGCTGAGCGAGAACCAGATCACTGGTGTCTCACGCATCTGGAGCAATGGCGAGCTGGTCTACAGCGGCGGCACCGTGCAAGAAGGCGCCTGGGTGGACATTCGCGTCTATACCGGCGCTGATGATCAGTTGCCCGATCCGACCTATGAGGCGGCCGTGGGACTTGGCAATGCGCCGGCCTATCGCGGCATGGGCACGGTGCTGATTCAGGGGCTGCAGCTGGGCAATGGCGGCAATATTCCGAACCTCACGTTTGAGCTCAACGGCCAGGCGCAAGGCGGCATTGATCCGCTGGTGCTGTATCAGTTCGGTGCATCTTCTCCAGCAGAGGACAAGTCAGGCCATGGCCGCAACATCAATCAGCAGGTCAATGTCTCCTATCTGGATGAAGGCCTGAAGCTGTCTGCGCCATCTGGGCAATATGCCTTGGCGCGTAGTTTTATGGATTCTGGATTCTCGGTGCC